AAGTTTTGTAAAACATTTGTGGCCTGAATTTATAGAAGGCAGACACCATAAGATTATAGGCGACAAGTTTAACAAAATAGCACAAGGTAAATTAAAACGATTGATTGTGTGTTTACCTCCCAGACACTCTAAATCAGAGTTTGCATCTACCTACTTTCCAGCATGGATGATGGGCAAAAGAGGTGATCTAAAGATTATACAAACCACTCACACCGCTGAATTAGCTGTACGATTTGGACGTAAGGTTAGAAACATAATAGACAGTGAGGAATACCAACACATATTTCCTGAGTTAAAGTTACAAGCAGATAACAAATCAGCTGGTCGATGGACCACAAACCAAGAAGGTGAGTCGTTCTATGCTGGTGTTGGTGGTGCGATTACAGGTCGTGGTGCTGATTTACTTATTATTGATGACCCACACTCAGAGCAAGACGCACTATCTCCTAAGTCGTTAGAGTCGGCCTATGAGTGGTACACGTCTGGTCCAAGACAAAGACTACAGCCGGGCGGCATCATTGTGATAGTTATGACAAGATGGAGCACCAAAGACTTAGTAGGAAAGGTGTTAAAGAAACAGGGTGATGACAACGCAGATCAATGGGAAGTTGTAGAGTTTCCAGCAATTATGCCTGAAACAGAAACACCTTTATGGCCAGAGTTTTGGAAAAAAGATGAATTATTATCGGTTAAAGCCTCGCTGCCAGTATCAAAATGGAATTCACAGTGGATGCAGAATCCTACCTCTGAGGAAGGTTCTATAGTAAAAAGAGAATGGTGGAGGGAATGGAAGCAAGAAGAAGTACCAGATTACGAGTATGTTATACAAAGTTACGATACCGCTTTCTCTAAAAAAGAAACAGCTGACTACTCAGCTATAACCACATGGGCAATATTCAAAGACCGTGATGAGGTCGATCACATAATACTACTGGACGCAAAAAGATTTAGAGTAGACTTTCCAGAGCTGAAAAGAATAGCTTTTGACGAGTACAAGTATTGGGAACCTGACTGTGTATTGATCGAAGCAAAGGCTTCTGGAACACCACTAACACAAGAGCTTAGACGTATGGGCATACCTGTGACCGCATATTCACCGAGTAGAGGCCAAGATAAAGTAGCAAGAATGAACAGTGTCGCGCCTATATTTGAATCTGGTATGGTTTGGGCACCTGATGAAGACTATGCAGACTTAGTAAGGGAAGAATTAGCATCTTTTCCATTTGGTGATAACGATGATTTCTGCGATAGTACAACAATGGCTTTGATGAGATTTAGACAAGGTGGTTTTTTATCTTTGAAAGAAGATTATCAAGATGAAGCAAAATTTTTATCTAAAAACAGAACAGTATATTATTGATGAAAATATTTTTAACAACATTCTTACATGATGCTAAAGAGTACGAAGGTCCTGACATTCATGCTGAAAACGAAGATCAAGCTTTGCTTATAGCAGAATCACAAGGCTTAATACTAGAAGGAGAGCTGACAGAATTATACTCTTTGGGTGACGAGATCAACCGTAGAGTGCTACACTAAACGATTATGGCAATAGACAAAGCATTAGGAACCCAATCAAATCCAGATTTGAACATACAAGGGTCTTCGGTAACAATTCCACAAGAACCAACAAGACAAGAATTAATTAGTGACGCAGCACAAATACTGGTCAATGAAAATGAGATATTAGTAGGTGATGAGCTTGAAGAACAACCTATGCCACAGATGGATTTTAATTCTAATTTAGTTGATTTTATAGACCCAAGCACCTTACAAAAACTGGCCTCAGACTTAATAAGCTCTGTTGATAGCGACAAACAATCCAGAAGCGAGTGGGAAAAAACTTACACAGAGGGTCTTGAGTATCTTGGTATGAAGTTTGACGAACAAAGATCACAACCGTTTGAAGGCAGTTCTGGCGTTATTCATCCGATTTTGGCAGAAGCCGTAACCCAATTCCAAGCGCAAGCTTACAAGGAAATGCTGCCAGCTAAAGGTCCAGTGAAGACAGAAATTGTTGGCGCTAGAACCATAGAAACAGAAAATCAAGCAGAAAGGGTACAAGAGTTTATGAACTATTACATTATGAATGTAATGCAAGAGTATGACCCAGAGTTAGATATGCTCTTATTTTATCTACCACTTGCGGGTTCAGCTTTTAAGAAAGTTTATTTCGATTTTGTAACAAACAAAGCTGTATCTAAATTTATAGCACCAGAGGACTTAATTGTTCCTTACGAAGCCAGTGATATGTCATCAGCAGAAAGAATCACACACGCCTTAAACATGTCACTGAATGAGATAAAAAAACAACAAGTTACAGGTTTTTATGCTGACGTTGAAATAAACGAGACAGACTATAACGATGACGATTCGGATGTAAAAACACAAATAGACGAAATACAGGGTATAGAATCAAGTTACAAAGAAGACAGAAGCAGAACAATATATGAAATACATACTGTTTTAGACATAGAAGGCTTTGAGGATGTAGACGCAAACGGACAGCCAACAGGTTTAAAACTACCTTATATAATTACCATAGATGAAGGTTCAGAAGCTGTACTGGCCATAAGAAGAAACTACATAGAAGGCGACCCGCTTAAAAACAAGATAAATTATTTTGTGCAGTACAAATTCTTACCGGGCCTTGGTTTCTATGGTTTAGGTCTTTCACACATGATTGGTGGTTTATCTAAAGCCTCTACTTCTATACTCAGACAACTTATAGATGCTGGAACATTAGCTAACTTACCAGCTGGATTTAAAGCCAGAGGCATGCGAATTAGAGATGAGGACGAACCATTACAACCCGGTGAATTTAGAGATATTGACACTACAGGTGGCTCACTCAGAGAGAACCTAATACCGCTACCTATAAAAGAACCTAGTAATGTGCTTATGCAATTACTTGGTTTATTAGTAGATTCAGGAAAAAGGTTTGCAGCTATAGCTGATATGAATGTTGGCGATAGTAATGCAGCTATGCCAGTAGGTACAACTGTAGCTCTCCTAGAAAGAGGAACCAAAGTAATGAGTGCAATACACAAAAGATTGCATTATGCACAAAAACAAGAGTTTCAGTTGTTGTCAAAAGTCTTTGCAGAGTATCTACCACCTTCATACCCGTTTGCTATGGGCACTGGGCCAAGTGAAATAAAACAACAAGACTTTGATGGTCGTATTGATGTAATACCAGTATCTGACCCTAATATATTCTCACAAAGTCAAAGAATTACATTAGCACAAGAACTGCTACAAATGGTTCAATCAAACCCAGAAATACATGGCCAACAAGGTATGTATGAAGCGTATAAAAGAATGTATGCAGCTCTAGGTGTAGATAACGTAGAGTCGCTTATACCTCCACCACCAGACAACACACCACAGCCAGTTGATGCTGGTTTAGAGAATAGTAGTCTTATGTTGGGTATACCAGCACAAGCATTTGAAGGGCAAAATCACGAAGCGCATTTGGAAACACACAAAAGCTTGTTTTTAACACAAGTTGTTAAAGAAAACCCTCAAATACAGTCTCTTATAATTAGTCATTGCATGCAGCATTTACAATTTTTGTCAGCACAAATAGCGAGTCAACAGATTCCAGAAGAAGTGCAAATGCAATTACAAGAGGTACAAGGTCAAATGCAACAAATGTCACCACAAGAAGCACAGCAAGTGCAGCAACAAATACAGATGACATTGGACCAATTCAGTGCGCCAATCATGGCACAGCTTACATCTGAATTCTTACAGTCTATAGGTCAGGGCCAGAGTGGTGACCCATTAGTAGAAATAAGAAAAACTGAGCTAGATTTAAAAGACAAAGAGCTAGACATAGAATCACAACAGTTTATACAAAAGCAGAACCAAAGGGCACAAGAGAAGATGCAAGAAAATATGTTGCAAGAACAACGCATAAATGTGCAAAAAGATATAGCTGATGATAAACTAAATGTAGCAATAGACAGACTTAAACAAAATGCTGATCTAAAGCTTATGGAATTAGGTACAAAAACGAGGAATTAATTATGGCAACATCATTCAAAGTTAAGGCAGTACAAGAGTTACGAGCTGCAAAAAAAATAGAGAGAGAACTAGAGGCAAAAGCTGCTGCTGAACACGAAGAACAAAAAGCGGCTAAACAAGCGGCTAATGAAAAAAGAATAGCTGATAAAATGGCTAGAAAAGATGAAACTGAACCAACACCAGAACCTGTGGTTAAAGAAAAGAAAACAGCCAAACCAGCTGCAAAAAAAAGAGGTAGACCAGCGAAAGCTAAGAAATAATGGATGAAATACAGCTGCTTGATAAGATCAAAAAAATTATCGCAGATAGAGAATCTCAGGTGCGAGAAACTTTAATGTCAGGTGGTTTAAAAGATATGGAACACTATAGATACTTGCAAGGTGAACTATCTGCTCTATACTATATGCAAGGAGAACTTAAAGGATTTTTTAAAGAGGAATAAATGGCAGAACTTAAATCAACAAACGACATAGTTGCGGATGCTTATATACAAGAAGAGGCAAGAGTCCTTGACCCTACTTTACTAGACAAATCATTAGTGGACCGCATGCCACAACCAACGGGTTGGCGCATGTTGGTTTTACCATACGCTGGTAAAGCTACAACAAAAGGCGGCATACATTTAGCACAAAGCACTGTAGACAGAGAAGCATTAGCAACGGTTGTTGCGTATGTGGTCAAACAAGGTCCTGAGTGCTACAAAGACGAAAAAAGGTTTGGCGGCAAACCTTGGTGCGAAGAAAAACAATGGGTTTTAATAGGGCGTTACTCTGGCTCTAGGTTTAAATTGGAGGAAGGTGCAGAGGTTCGCATCATCAATGACGATGAAGTGATAGCCACCATTCTCGACCCTGATGACATAGTGAGTTTATGATGAATGAACAAGAAAATGCACAACAAATTCAGCCAGAAGCTGATGATGTTGAAGTAGAGGTAGTAGAACAGGAAGCTTTAGTAGAATCTAGCCCAGACGATGAGCTAGAAAATTATACTAAATCGGTTTCCAAAAGAATAAATAAGTTGAATGAACGCAACAGACAAGCTGAAGAAAAAACAGCTGAGTTAGAGCGTAGATTGGCTCAAAAAGAGCAAGAAACAGCTTATATGGCTCAAGAAAGGTTGCAAACGCACCAAACCTTGATACAAAAAGAAAAGGAAGCAATACAAGCTAAAGAGATGCAAGCTGATGACTTGTACAAAAAAGCAGTTGATTCTGGTGATGCTGAGTTAATGTCAAAGGCTGACACTCTTAAAAGTGATCTGAGCATACAAAAAGAAAAAGTTAGAATGGCTGAAGCACAGTCACAACAAACTTTTCAAAATCCACAGCCAGTACAACAACAACAATACCAAGAACAAGCACCAGCTACTGTAGAGCCTAGTACACAAGCAAAAGGCTGGCATGACAAAAACCAATGGTATGGTGACAGTAGTAATGATGACAATGTACAAGCGACACAATTCGCTTATTTCACACACTACAATTTAATTAACGAAGGTTATGAAGCTGATTCTGATGACTATTACAGTGAGCTAAATAACAGAGTTTATAAAGTTTACCCTGATTTACAGGGCAATAATGACGTTCAAAATGAAGACAGACCCACTGTGCAAAGAGTCGCTTCAACTTCTGTAGGAAGTCGTCAAAAAACACAAGGCAAGAAGAACGGAGTGACTTTTTCTAAATCAGAAGTTGAACGTCTCAGAGGATTGAAACCACATAATATGTCTGAAGAGGCATGGTTAAAATCTGTTGCTAAAGAGAAACAAAAAATTTCACAAAGAGAGGCAAAATAAAATGACTAACGAAATAGAACAAGAAACTACAACCAGAAAATCCCGTGAATCCGAGTCACACGCTAAAGAAACTCGTAGAACCCCATGGAGACCAGTAAGAAAACTAGAAACACCTCCAGCACCTGAAGGATATGAATATCGATGGATAAGAGAATCAATGATGGGGCAAGAGGATAGGGCTAATGTAAGTAGAAGAATTAGGGAAGGTTGGGAGCTTGTAAAAGGTTCTGATTTACCTCAAGAATTTGACTTACCAACTATGGATTCTGGCAGACATACTGGTATTGTATATAACGAAGGACTACTCTTAGCGAAGATACCACTTGAAACCATTGCTGAACGTAATGCTTATTACCAAGGTAAAAACCAACAAGCGAAAGAAGCGTTAGACAATAATATGTTTAATGAATCTTCAAAAGATGGAAGGTATGTCAAGTATGACTCGCAAAGAAAGTCTAATGTTACTTTTGGAAAAAAGTAATTAATATAAATAGGTAAAAAATTATGGCTAATAAAGATGCCCCATTTGGATTAAAACCTGTTCGTATGATGGGCGGAGCACCCTATTCTGGAGGTCAATCCAGATACAGGATAGCTAGTGGAGCCACAACACCAATTTTTAATGGCGATTTAGTTACGCAATTAACAGCTGGAGTTTTGGGTCGACATGCTGCAACTGGTACTGTTCCGATTGTCGGAGTGTTTAATGGAGTCAGTTATACTGACCCAACTACTGGCGAACAAGTATTTAAAAATTACTATCCCGGAAGCATTAGTGCTTCTGACATAGTAGCTAACGTGATTGACGATTCCAATGTCGTTTTTGAAGTACAAGCAGACGCAGCATTGCCTGTTGCTGACTTGTTTGGAAACTTTGACATTGTTGACGGCTCTCCCGTTGGCGATACAGCCTCTGGACGATCTAATGCCGAGCTAG